CAATTGATGTAATTCTTGCATTTGATAAGTTTGTGGAGGCATTATCACCAGAACATAGAAGTAAAGTATGTTTACTAATGCATACTCAACCAGTAGAAGAGCATGGCACTGATTTACCAAGAACTATAGCAGAATGTTGTTCATCTGAAACAAATGTAGTATTTGCACCAAACAGATATACAGAAGAACAATTGAACTATCTTTATAATTTGGGAGATGTAACAATTAATGTGGCATCTAATGAAGGATTTGGATTGGCAACTGCTGAATCAGTAATGGCTGGAACTCCAATCATTGTAACGGTAACGGGTGGATTGCAAGACCAATGTGGATTTAGAGATATTACAACTGGTAAACTACTAACTGCAGAAGATTATGTAAAAATTGGTTCATTACATGATAGGCACAAAAAAGCAGGTGTAGTTTGGGGAGATTGGGTTAAACCAATTTGGCCAGTTCGTTCAACAACGGGTTCAGTTCCTACACCATATATCTTTGATGATAGAGTTGATTTTGAAGATATATCACCATTGATTATGGAATGGTATTTAACTCCAAAAGAAGATAGAGATGCAGCAGCGTTGAAAGGTAGAAAGTGGATGCTAGGGGATGGTTTATTGAGCAGAGAAGCGATGTGTAAAACATTAGTAGATGGCATGGAAGGAGCATTTGAAAATTGGACACCAAAGAAAAAATTTAAGTTAATAGAGTTATAATATGAAACCAACATTAGTATTTCAGGCACCAGTAGCAACAAGAAGTGGATATGGTGACCACGCGAGAGATTTATTACATTCTCTATATAAATTAGATAAATTTGATATTAAAATTATTAGCACTCGTTGGGGGAATACCCCAATGGATGCTCTTAATTATGATAATGAATTTCACAAATGGGTTATAGAAAATATAATTCCAGGTATTCAACAAAAGCCAGACATTTATATTCAAGTTACAGTCCCAAATGAATTTCAACCATTAGGGTTTTATAATATTGGAATTACTGCGGCAATTGAAACAACACATTGTGCATTAGATTGGATTCATGGATGTAATAGAATGGATTTGATTATAGTTCCATCGGAACATTCTAAAAAGAGTTTAGTAGATACAATGTATAATGAGCAAGATAAACAAACAGGACAATTAATTGCACAACATAGAATTCAAAAACCTGTTGAAATTCTATTTGAAGGATTTGATGAAACAATGTTTGGAACAGATGAGGTTGCTATTGTTTCGGAATTAGACCAAATCAAAGAAGAGTTTGCATTCCTATTCGTAGGTCATTGGTTAAGAGGTGATTTGGGAGAAGATAGAAAGAATGTGGGAATGATGATAAAAACATTCGCAATGGCATTCAAAAATGAAAAGGTAAAACCCGCATTAGTTCTTAAAACATCTTCAGCAGGGTTCTCTGTAATGGATAGAGAAACCACTATTAAAAAAATTAGAGAAGTATTGGGTAATGATTATAAATCAGTTCCAATTTATTTGTTGCATGGTGATTTAACACCTGTTGAAATGAACGGATTATACGAACATCCAAAAGTAAAAGCAATGTTAAACTTTACAAAAGGTGAAGGATTTGGTAGACCTCTATTGGAGTTCAGTTTAACAGGTAAGCCTGTAATCGTTTCTAATTGGAGTGGACATTTGGATTTCTTAAAGCAAGGAGCAGTTTTATTAGAGGGTGAATTAAAACCTGTACATGAATCAGCTGCAGACCAATTTTTATTAAAAGAATCACAATGGTTTAATGTAAATATTTCAAAGGCACTATCATCCATAAAAGATGTTTATAAGAACTATGAAAAATACAAAAAGGCATCTATACAATTGGGCAAACAAAACAAACAAAACTTTGGATTGGAAAAAATGACTAAATTGTTTGATGGAATTTTGAATCAATATGGTATTTATAGTAAGATACAACCAAAGTTTCAACAACTTCAATTACCTAAATTAAAAATGTTAAGTAAATAATGCAGAGCTATAATCCACTATATAGAAAATTTATAGATGATAGAAACTTCATTGTCCCAAATCAAATGACAAGGGCAAAATTCTATCTTATAAAAGAATATGAATATATAGATGGAACTAAAGGTAAATACAGTGAATTTTCTGCTCCAATTATATATACACTATTTGTTTCAAAAGTGAAAGATGTTGTGCATGCCGTAAAGGTATCAAATGTAAATCCAAACTTAATTAAAAAATTTTTTGGTAGGTTCGTAAATGAAGATACTAACCTGTTAGAAATGAGAGGTGGAGCAAAAGCTTTTTATGAAAAGGTAGTTATGAAAGTTCCAATAATTACAAACGAAGCGTATAGAACTTATAAGTTAAGTGGGCTTGGTAAAATAATTGAATTGGATATGGATGTTAATTCATTAACTCCAAGACATAAAGAGGCTACAGGGATTGATAAAAAATCACAATTAAAAAATAAATAGTTATGACATCAAAAGAATTTGTCCTTTGGTTAAAAGGATTCACAGAAGGAGTACATGAGTATAGTATATCACCTAAACAATGGGATACACTAAAAGATAAATTGGCAACGGTTAAAGATGAACCAACACTAACAGTATCATCAAGTTACCCGTCAGGTAGTAGTGGAACTATTATAGCTACGCCTGGATATGGTTCTATTACATACAAACCAGCAACATCGACCACATACGGGTATCCGAGTGGTTCGGCATGGCATTATACAAACAATACATACAATCCACCATATACAACGGGCGGAGAAGCTGATTATATTACAAAAGAAACACATAACGAAGATTAAATGAAATTAAGTTACGCAATAACCGCTTGTAATGAGCACGAAGAAATTATACGATTAGTTACTCAATTGATAAACTATAAAGGTGAAAATTCTGAAATAGTAGTTCTTTTAGATACTCCAAAATCTTCTACGGAAATGATTGAGTATTTAGAATTACAAGCTAATGCAAATTATATCACTTTAATTGAATCTGAATTTGATAATGATTTCGCACAATGGAAAAACTTTTTAAATTCACATTGTAAAGGTGAGTGGATTTTTCAATTAGATGCGGATGAATACCTATCAAATGATTTAATCTACAATTTGGAAGAATTATTAGAAGTGAATACTGATAAAGACCTAATAGTAGTTCCTCGTATCAATACCGTTGAAGGGTTAACCGAAGCACATATTCAGAAATGGGGATGGAATGTTAATGATAAAGGATGGGTAAACTTTCCAGATGTTCAGACTCGTATTTACAAAAACAATCCAGAAACTATTGGGTGGAGTGGTAAAGTACATGAAAGAATTGTTGGGTTTCAATCATACACTAATTTCCCATCGGATGAAGTATATTGTATACAACACCCAAAAACAATTGATAGGCAAGAGAAACAAAACGATTATTACAATACTCTGTAATGATTCACGTCTACTATCATATATACGCAATAAATGGTGTGGAATCGATAATAGACGAGCAGTTAAGTTTAATTGAAAAAAACTTTAACTTTCCATTTATATTAAATGTTGGCATCTCTATTGCAAATGATAATTATTCGACAAGTAATATAATAGATAAATTCTATACTTTTAACAAACCCAATTATCGTATCAGAGATATTAGAGCTAAAGGACACGAATTTACTACATTAGAACTTATAGAAAAAGATACCGAAAAATTTGCAGATTCGGATTATATTTTGTATTTTCATACTAAAGGTGCATCCAAAAGAGGAAGTGAGGAATATAGTAATGTAGAAAGTTGGAGACATCTTATGAATTACTTTAACATAGAAAAGGCAAAAAATGTATTTAAATTATTTGAAAAAACTGATTTCAATACATACGGTGTTTTATTTGGTAAAGCAGGTCCTTGGGTGATATATTCCGGTAATTTTTGGTGGATGAAAGCATCTTACGCAAAAACTATAAATTTAGATGCGGTAAAAAGAAGTAGCAGGTTTTCATCGGAGCATTCATTTTTACAAATGGGAGAAGGGTGGAAACCATATTCACCATATAACAGAGAAGGAGAAAACCACTATTTGATAAATTTTAACGAAGTAGATTACAGATAATGAAGATAACATTCATATACGATTACAAAGATGGAGAACAATGGTCTACACCATTGGCACTCTTAAATGAATTCAAAGAAAGAGGTTGGGAAACTCAAATAGTTAAAACCAACGATACGGAGTTAAAGAATTGGGTAGATTCCAAACCACAAACTGATATAGTGTTGTTTATGGATTGGGGTAGATTTGATTCACAATATCTTAATAAGGATTTAGTTCCTGCATTTTGGATACAAGAAAGTGGAGATGACCCACAAAACTTTGAAAGAAATTATCCTAAAGCAAATCGTTTCCATTACACAATTACTCCTGATAAACAATCCGCAATCGAATATGTAAATAGAGGTATAAATGCAGAATGGATAAATCACTTTGCGGATACTATGGTTCAATTCCCTATGAATTTAGAACCCAATTATGTAGCAGTTACCACACGAGGATTTGGAAATTCGGAATTTTTAGATTATCTTACAAATTGGGCAGAGGGAGCAGTTGGAAATAGAAATGGATTAGGTCCGAAGCAACATACCGAATTTTTAAACAGTGGGTTAATGGTTATTCAGAATAGTAGATGGAAAGAAATCACTCGTAGAATATTTGAAGGAATGGCATGTGGTAAGATGGTTCTAACCGATAGATTGAATGAATCAACAGGTCTTTCTGAAATGTTTGTAGATGGAGAAGATATTGTGTACTATGATGAGATGTTTGATTGTATAGAGAAGATGAACTATTACAATGAAAACGAAGAGGAGAGGGAACGGATAGCACATAACGGTATGATGAAAGTATTACATAATTATACACAAGTTCAAGTAGTAAATAAATTAATAGAAAATTATGAAAGTTTTAATAACAGGAGTAGCAGGACTATTGGGTAGTAGATTAGCAGATTGGTTAACTGAAAAACATCCCGAAGTTCATATAGTTGGAATTGATGATTTAAGTGGTGGATATAGAGAAAATGTAAATCCAACCGTAGAATTTTGGCAAATGAATTTGGTAACACACCCAATTGAAAATTGTTTTGAAATTCACAAATTTGATTATGTATTTCATTTTGCAGCATACGCAGCGGAAGGACTATCACCATTTATTAGACAATATAATTATGAAAACAATTTAGTTGCAACCGCGAGGGTAGTTAACCAATGTATTAAACATAATGTTAAACGATTGGTATTTACATCTACATTAGCGGTATATGGATATGGAGAAGGTGGATTATTTGATGAAAAGCATACACCTAAACCAATCGACCCGTATGGAGTTGCGAAATATGCGTGTGAAATGGATATACAAATCGCAGGTGAGCAACATGGATTAGATTGGTGTATCATTAGACCACACAATGTATATGGTATTAACCAAAATATATGGGATAAGTATCGTAATGTATTGGGTATTTGGATGTATCAACACCTAAATGGAGAACCTATGACAATATTTGGAGACGGGGAACAGACGAGAGCATTTAGTTGTGTAGATGATATTGTAGAACCTTTGTGGAATTCGGCAATTAGACCTGAAGCATCCAAAGAGATTATCAATTTAGGTGGAGTTGAAGAATGGAGTATAAACAAAGCAAATTCATTATTAAGAGCAATAATAGGTAGTGGTGAAGTAGTTTATAAAGAAGGTAGACATGAAGTTAAAAACTCAATACCAACCTTCCAAAAATCAATTGATATATTAGGATTTGAACATAAAACTAATTTAGATGAAGGATTATGGGATATGTGGGTATGGGCGTCACATCAACCGAAACGAGATAGATTTGTTTGGCCATCATACGAATTAGATAAAGGAATTTATTCATTTTGGAAAAATTAAATAATATATAATGAAACGGACGGATATAATTAATGCACTTGTTAAAAAGTATGGTTACACATCTTATTTAGAAGTTGGAACACAAGACCCTACTTCTAATTTTGATTTAATAAATGTAGAATGTAAAGTATCAATAGACCCATTTCCAATAGGAGAAGTAACATTTGTTGGAACATCAGATGAATATTTTGAATCAATCACAGATGATGTAAAATTTGATATTATTTTTATAGATGGATTACATCATGATGAACAAGTACTAAAAGATATTGAAAACTCATTAAACCATTTATCAGAAAATGGAACTATCGTTTGTCACGATTGCCTACCAACAACCGAAGATATGCAAGCTAGAGATGACCACGGACGAGAATGGACTGGAGATGTATGGAAAGCAATTGCTGAATTAAGAGTTGAAACAATTGATTTAGATATTAAAGTTGTGGATACCGACTATGGTTGTGGAATCATTCGTAGAGGAACAAATATACCATACGAGCCAATTAATAATAATTATAAAATATATGCGTATTATAATCTCCACAAAAATAAAATGTTAAATATTATTTCATCAGAACAATTTATACAATGGGTAAATACTCTGTAATTATACCAACACTTTGGAAATCTAATAGAATTCACAAATTATTATTTGATTTGATAAAATGTGAATTTGTAGATGAAATTATACTAATAGATAATGCCGGAAAATTCTTTGAACATTTTGAAGCATTGGATAAGGTTAAATTGGTGCAAGTAGAAGAAAACATTTATGTTAATCCCGCATGGAATTTAGGAATTAAAATTGCTAAAAATAATTGTATAGCAATATTGAATGATGATATAAATTTTGACCCGAATATATTTGGTTTAATAGGAGAAGATGTATTAAGTACATTTGGTATCATTGGAATGGGTGAAGGTAATTATAAAGAAGTAATTGATGAAGAAAGAGGACCTTATTTAGATGTATGGAAACCTGGAATAAACGATTGGGGTTGGGGATGTTTTATTATGTTAAATAAAAAACATTGGATTAATATCCCAGAAAATATTAAAATATGGTATGGTGATAATTTTATTAAAGATAGAAATCCAGCACCAAAAGGAATTTTAAGAAATTTCAAAGTTGAAACTGAAATGAGTACAACATCCGATGAAAAGGAATGGGATGCAGTTAAAAAACAAGATTACGAATATTTTATAAATTATCTACGAAATGGAAAAACTACCAATTAGTATAGGGATACTTTCTTGGCATAGTGGGCAAGTATTAGTAGATACATTAACAACCTATCATAATAATGGTTTATTTGATATGGTAAATGATGTTACCATTCTATTTCAGGAAGTTAATCAACAAGACATTCAAATTGCAACACACTTTGGTTTAGATTTTATAGGATTACAAAAGAATATCGGAATAGGGAAGGCATTTATTAAATTAACGGAAAATGCACAATCCGATTATGTTTTAGTATTGGAGCATGATTGGAATTTAATCGAAGATACGGAAACTACATACAATACATTAAAGAAAAGTTATCAAGCAATTGAAACGGGTATGGATGTAGTTAGATTAAGACATAGAAAGAATCCAGGAAATCCACATTTTTCATTTAGATATCAAGGACAAGAATTAACATATTATGATGATAACTCACAATGTACATCACCGCATCTTTTGGATTCAGTTCATTGGTGTGAGCCCGATATTGAATTTAGTGATTATATAAAAAAATCAGAGGATATGTTTTGGACTACATCTCGTTATGGTAATTGGACAAACAACCCCTGTCTTTATAAAAAACAATTTTATTTAGACACAGTTAAACAATTTGCCGGTGATGGAATTGCATTAGAAGGTAATATAGCTAAATGGTGGGCCGAATCTACATTTAAGGTTGGACATAATGAAGGATTATTCATGCACAATGATTGGCAAAAATACGGAAAATAAAATAATATGGCAAACGGAATATACAAAATAACGGAAGATTTTGAAAGTGCATTAGGTAAATATACAGGTGCACCTTATGTAGTAACGGTAGATAATATGAGTAACGCTCTATTTTTAGCACTATACTACGAAAAACATATTAAAAATAGTATCCCAACCAATTCGGTTAAAATACCATGCAGAACCTACCCATCAGTACCATGTGAAATTATTCATGCAGGATTGAAAGTAGAGTTTGAAACTGTTAAGGGTAAGACAATTAAAGGTGCATATAATTTAAAAGGAAGTAATGTATGGGATAGTGCATTATCATTTACAGCAGATATGTACAAAAAAGGAACTCATGTGTGTGTTTCATTTACAGGTCCTTACAAACATTTTAAATTAAGTAAAGGTGGTGCTATTTTAACGGATGATTTTGATGCATATCTTTGGTTTAAAAGAGCAAGATATAGTGGTAGACGAGAATGTTCTTATCATGATGATAATTTAGATATGTTAGGATGGAACTTTTATATGATGCCTGAATTGGCCGCAAGAGGAATGTTGTTAATGAATCAATTCTATAATACAGATGGTTCTAAAAAACATAATGAAGATTTGGAATTACCATATCCAGATTTAAGTAAATTTGAAATATATACAAAATAATGAAAAGAGCATTAATTGGGGCAGGGGGATTCGCTAACGAAGTAAAGGCACACATGAATGATTTTGATATGATATGTTTTGTGGATGATATATACTATCAACCAAATGATAAAAATATAAAACCATTATCAGAATTTATACCAAACGAATATGAAGTTTTAATTGCAATTGGTGATTCTGCAGCTAGAGCAGAAATTGTTAGTAGATTACCAATAGAAACAAAATATTTTACATTTATCCATTCATCTGCAATGATAATGGGAAATGATGTTGAAATTGGTGAAGGTAGTATTGTTTGTGCTGGAGTAATTGTTACAACTAATTGCAAAATTGGAAAACATTGCCACTTAAATTTATTAACAACAATAGGACATGATAATGTAATAGGAGATTTCTTTACTACTGCACCGGGTGTACAAATATCGGGAAATTGTGTTATAGGAGATAGAGTTTATTTTGGAACACATTCATCTATTAGACAAAAAACAAAAGTATGTAGTGATGTTATAATTGGATTAAACGCGGGTGTAATTAAAAATATAGAAGAATCTGGAACATATATTAGAACACCAACTAAAAAAATAAAATAATGGAAAACACATTAGATTTTTATTTCAATCCACTTTTCATTGAAGGAACTGAATTTGTATTGCAAAATGTTAGAAATGTATATCCAAAAGATATTTCAAAGATATTTGTATGGGTCGATGATGATTATATTTTAAAAGATGAAATAGTCAATACTACCAACAAATATAACGCAACATCAATAATTTCTACTAATAAATTCACTTGGTGCAGTAGACAAAACCCAGAAGAAAGCAAAAAAAGATTATTAGAGTTTTGTAGAAGATTCCAAAAAACAGCAGAAATGTCAAATGCTAAATGGATTATGTATTTAGAAGATGATGTTTTTGTTAGAGATAAGGTAGTAAATTTCCCAGATACAAACGCTGGAATAAACCCAGGCCATGTTGCATCCGGTGGTAGTGTACATTTAACAGAAACGATACAAAATATTTTTAAAAAATATTCTGATGAAGAATTGTTAAATATAATGACCCCAAGTCCATTATATTGGGCAGCAGATAGATTATTATTAATATTATATTCCAACAATGGATATAAATATTCAGTTTTTACAGATTTAGCAGATGGGAAACCAGTAGATGAAACGGATAAGCCAATTTTACACAATATAAAAACTCACTACCCATCATATTGGGGAGAATATCGTAAATTTTTAGATGGCGAGATAACAGATAATCCAATAACATTATAAATTATCATAACTAAAAAATAAGATAATATGAAATATACAATAGTAGGATGTATAACAAAATATGGGATTGAGCAAATTAAACCATTTGTTGAATCAATTGAACGTAGTGGATTTAATGGAGATAAATTGATGTTGGTTTATGAAATTACTCAAGATACAATTGAATACCTTAATGTTAAAGGTTGGAAATTAATACAATCAGAACCACAACAACATATCATACTACAAAGATTTAGAGATATGTATCAGGTTTTACATCAATATGAAACGGATGTAATTATATGGGTAGATGTAAAGGATATTGTATTCCAAAAAGACCCAACCGAATGGTTAAATAAGAATATGAATAACGATATTCTTGCCTTTTCAGAATCATTGAAATTTGGAGATGAAGAATGGGCAAGATTAAATGCAGGTACATCATTTCCTATGGAATGGGATTGGTTACAAAATGAAGAAATATGTTGTGCAGGAACTATCGTTGGTAAGAAAGATGCGATTAGAGATTTATTTATTGACATTTATAGATGGAGTTTAACCACATCAAATAGGGAACAATTAGCAGACCAGGCTGCATATAATATTTTGATTCGTTTACATCAATTTAAAGATAAAGTTCAATTTGTAAAACAACAAGAAGGATTTGCTGCACAGTTGCATTTAAAGTTAAAAAAGGGAGATATACTACCATATACTGAAAAATTACCAACTATTGATGGAAGTAATGTGAAAAATTTAAAAGGAGAATTATATACTTTGGTTCATCAGTATGATAGAAATGAAGAACTTAAAAAGTTAATAGAAAACAAATATAAATGAAAAAAATAGTTATTACATCGTTCGTAATGCCGCATGAGTTGGATGATTTGGAAAGAGTATTAATTGATTTGAATAAGGCATCCAAACATATAAGTGGTGATAATTATGAATTTTATATTTCATTTTCAGTTTCAGATTATCTATTTGATTGGGAAAATTCTAAAGTAGATAAACAATTTTTTATAGATAGATTCAATTCATTAAAATCATTAACTGATTGGGCTGGTAAATCTACATATCAGATTAGAGATGAAATCATAGGTGCATTTCAAACGAAACGATATGCACATTTAGAATGTAAAGATGCAACTCATTTTATTTGGTTGGATACTGATATTTGTTTTGATGAACGAATATTATTTTATATGGAAAATGCAATTGATGTAATTGATAATGTTGATAAATATTTTATTACACCAGAAATTGTTAAGTATTGGGACACTACTTGGGATTGTTTGGTGAATTCTAATTATTTAGATAAACCATTAGACTACTGTAAAACAAATAATCCGTTTGTAGATTGTGGTGAAGTGGGTGATGTTGCATTGGAAACAGTTTTTAATAATGTACCAGGTCAACCACAAACAAAATTTGGAGCTGGGTGGTTTACACTTTTATCAAAACCACTATTAGATAGGATACCTTTACCAGAATCGATGGGAGCGTATGGTCCTGATGATACATTTTTAATGTGGGGTATTGAAAAATTGAATCAAACGGGTGCAAACATACACCAATTCAAATTAAAAAACTTTATTGTTTGTGAAAACTATATTTATAGAAATAGAAATCATTATGATTCTATAGTAAAACGAATTGATAGAAAAGAAGAATTTAAAAAACAATCATACTCGGTATTTCAAGAAGAATTAAATAAAATAAGTTAAAATGGAATTGGTTAAACAACAACTAAAAGAACAAGGATATACATATTTTAATATGAATGATTACGATATGTTTTCGGAAGATTTGGAACATTATTCAAAATATATTTGTAATGAATCAAAAAATTTAAAAAATCAAATTAGAGCAATTCGTATAGATGGTGTTGCTAAAGATGAATTTAAATCCGAATTTGATAATGGAAGAATTCAGATAAGTCGTGATTATACAAATTGGGAAAAAGCTAAAGAGGCTATGGATGAAGTTTCATACAAAATAAATTCATCTTTATCTGCTTCTCAAAAATGGTATTTTTTTCATAATAATGATGTACATACTGATTTTAAAAAATTAACAAATAAAATAGTAAAAGAATTATATGATATAGATGGTGAATTGGAAAATAATTCTTCTGTAACATATTATGGGCCTGGTTGTTTTTTAAAAAAACACCAAGATGGATATGTTGACAGAAGAATATGTGTTGTATTAATCTATTTAAATGATTCTGATTATAAACCAGAATGGGGTGGTAATTTAGTATTTAATGATGGTGATACAATTGCACCACTATTTGGAAATGTAGCTGTTTTAGATTTTACAAAACACAACGCACATCATGAGGTTAAGGAAGTAGTTGATGGATATGGTAGATATGCTTTTTTGACTTTTGTATCTGTTAAAAAGGTTAATTAATTAAAAATTAATAT